GGCCCATTTGGCGATCAGTGCCATCCAGGCTGGATACCACTCAAGAGAATTTATAATTGGCTACGCCTAAACTGACTCCAAAACAATTAATGTTCTGCCAAGAGTACCTGATCGACCTTAACTCTGCACAAGCCTGTATAAGAGCAGGATACAGCGAAAAGACAGCAAGAACCATTGGAAGTAAGTTGTTGACAAAAGTTGACATACAGAAAGAAATAGACCGTCTGAAAGCGATTAGAGAGAAGAAGGTTGAATTGACTGCGGAGAAAGTATTGAAAGATATTGAGAGGGTGAGGGATAAGGCAGAGGGAAATGAACAATATAATGTCAGTCTGAAAGCCAGTGAACTCCAGGGGAAACACCTGGCGATGTTCACAGAGAAACATCAGGTAGATGGAGAGGTAAAGATGCCTGTGGTCAACATTAACCTTGCAGATGTCTAAAGCAATAGACCTCAATCTAAATCAGGCCAGGTTCACCAAGTGTGAAGAGCAGGTTGTTGCTTTCTTTGGTGGTATTGGTAATGGAAAGACCTTTGCTGGTATTTTGAAAGGGATAACCAGGGTGTTGGACCCTGAACAGCCACCACAATTAGGGATGATAGCCAGGCAGACCTACCCAGAATTAAGAGATTCAACACAGAGAACATTCTTTGAACTATTACACTTAATTGGATTCCTTCCAGGTGTTCACTATGAGTACAAAAAGCAGGAAAATAGATGCATCTTTGCCAATGGGCATGAGATCATATTCAGGTCATTGGACGATCCTGCAAAGTTACTATCGATCAACCTGGGGTGGTTCTACATAGACCAGGCGGAAGAGGTATCGGAAGAGGTATTCCTTACCTTGCTTGGTCGATTAAGGGCGGTAGCCACTCCGCAATGCTGGATAACAGGTAACCCTCTGGGTCATAACTGGGTCTGGCATCGATTTATACATGATCCCATTCCTGGCAACATTATGTTCAATGCCAAGACCGAAGAGAACAAGGACAACCTACCAGAAGGCTATATTGACAGCCTAAAGAAGAATTATAATGAGATATGGGTGAACAGGTATCTGTACGGATCCTGGGATGCCTTTGAAGGGCAGATATACCCAGACTTTGAACCCAGTGTGCATATGGTCAATGACTTTAATCCTGATCCTTCCTGGCGAAGATTCATTGCCATTGACCACGGTAGGACCAACCCAACTGCTGTACTGTGGGGTGCAGTGGACAATGATGATAAGATATGGATCTATAGAGAGCATTATGAAGCAGGGCAGGATGCTGAATACCATTGCAGGGCCATTAAAGCCTATCAGAATGAAGGACGATATGAGACCTATGTGATCGATCCATCCACAGGTGCAGGAAAGAAGGACGATCCAGAGACCATAGGCAATAGATATAGACAGATGGACATCCCTGTCATTGGTGCGAACAATGATGTCCAGGGTGGAATCGATAAGGTGACCGAGTACATCAAGAGAAATAAGATATTCATTACCAGGTCCTGTGAGAACTTGAGAAGGGAGATGGTCAATTACCAATGGGAACAGCCCAGTGCATCCAGGATGGACCTGAACTCACCAGAGAAACCATTGAAGAAGGATGATCACGCTGTGGATAGTTTACGATATTTAGTAGGTGAAGTGGTACGAAGTGCCAAGAAGCCTGATAATAAGAATGAAACAGAACGATTCATTGATTCCATCGTTGTAGATGTGGATCACTCACAACCACAATGGGATAACATCTAATGGCAGGAATGGACTACACGAATGCTTCAGATCAGCAGTCTGCTTTGGACCAGGTTGCAGATGTAGCAGAACGAATACCACAGATACAGAATTGGCTCGATAAGAGCAAGAAAGCAAGAGAGAATCAGGTAGATAGATGGCGTAAGAATGAACGCTTGTATTATGGTAGACATTGGGCAAGTCCAAGCAAAGGTGCAGAGAGTCAGTCCAGGATGGTGTTCAACTTTCCTTTGGCTGTGGTAGAGACCATATTACCTATCATCAATGACTTCCAACCTACAGTGGATGTGATGCCCAGGGAAAAGAATGACATCTTCTTTAGCGAGATGATGCAGAAGAGATTTCAGCAGATCGTGGAAGAGACCGATCTCTATGGCCAAATATTACAGGCTGTGAAAGATAGCCTTATTTATAGTAATGGATTCTTACAGATATTACCTATCGTTACAGACGAAGGTGTGTTTAAAGGCTTTGACATCCAGGTCATCGATCCATTCACGGTAGTACCTCATCCATATGCCACAGACCTGGATCTCAAGGCTGGTGAGTATTTCATGTTTGCAGTGCCAATGGAGACTTCCAGGATCTACAGAGAGTTTGGTATCAAGGCTCCAGCCGATGGCAGATTAAATGATTATAAGGCATACCAGAAGGTAGATGATAATGGTGGCATAGAGAGTGCCAATGTAGAAAGTGAATACGATATGGCATTGGTCATTGAGTGCTATTCCAATGAACAAGATAAAGAGAAATATCCTAATGGTCGGCATACAATAGTTGTAGGGGACCAATTAGTGGTGGATGAACCATTGGAACTTTACAGGATGCCAGTGTTCATGGTGTCTAACTACAAATCACCACACAACTTCTGGGGAATAGGTGAGGTAGACCTGGTTCGTACCCAGACCAAAGCATTGAATGAGACCTTTAGTGCGGTCAATGAGAACATTAGAAAGATGGGATTTCCTATCAGAAAGGTAACTCAAAGGGCTAAAGGGCAGATGACCAGACCGATCACAGGGGCTCCAGGTGAAGAGATCACTGTTGTGGACCCAACTGATGTGACCTTTGAGGTCCCACCACCCATTCCAGGATATATACAGAATTACATTGCACAAGTTGGTCAGTTCATGGAGAATATTACAGGCGTAAACGATGTTACTCAAGGTCGTAAGCCAGGTGGCGTTACTTCAGGTAGGGCTATCGTAGCACTCCAGGAAGCCAGTCAGACCAGACAACGATTCAAGATCAATAAGGAAGTAGCAAGGCTGACCAAAGAGATTGGCGAGTTTATGGTCCAGATGATATTGACCTTTGATGAGGAGATCAGGTCCATCAGAGAAAGAGATGTAGAAGGACAGTTCGAGTTTACCGAGTTCAATCCAATGGCTGTATACGATGCAGATGGGAATATGGAAGGGACACCAGAGTTTGATCCTGGGACCGCAAAACGATTACAGGATAGTGAATTTGATGTGGATGTGACCACTGGCAGTAGGTATGCCCAGGGTCGAGTTGCCAATGAGGAGAGAGCCCTTGAGTTATATCAAGTAGGTGTCTATGGCATAGAGGAAGTGGTGAATGCACTCAACATAACAGATAAACAGGATGTGATCCAGAACTGGTATGTGAGGAATCAACAAGTTCCACCACAACAGCAGATACAACAGGCTGAACAAGTGCAAGAGCAATTAGGTATGTTGGTAGCCCAGGTACTTCAGGAAGGTCCAGGAGGACCAAGCGAAGAAGCACTGGCACAATTGATCATTGGAAACCCAGCACTTGCAGAGTCACCAGATTTTCAACAATTACCTGGAGACATCCAGGAACGGATCATAACCGTAGCAGGATTGGTTGGTGGGCAGGGAGAGGATCCAGAAATGGATCAACCCAGGGCTTGAGGTTTTAACTCTGCCCATCACAATGAAACATTAACAAGAAAGGATATTAATATGTCATTAGGAAAAAGAAACCCAGATCCAGAAAAACGAAAAAAACGAAAAGAAAGAGATGAGGCGATTTTAAAAGAGATGAAAAAATTAGCATCAAGTAAAAGACCTTATAAGGGTGGGAAATTAAAAATTCGTAGTAGTGAAGAGATTACGAAAAGAGAAAGAGCAAGGGATGTTTTGAATGAAGCAAGAGAACATTCGTCTCAACCAGATGAAAAAGGTAAATACAAAGGGAAAGCAAAACCAGCAGTAACAAGAAAAATTAAAAATAGAAATGAAAGATTAAGAATGAGTAGAAGTAAAAAAGTACGAGATGCATACCAATAAAGGATATTAATGTATCAACAATATTTAGGCTTACTTACCCCTGACGAAGCAAATAAACTAAAGGATATGGGCAAATCAAAGGGTATGAAATCTGACTTTTCTCACGAATTGGTCCAAAAGGTGGCAAAACGCTACCAATCAATGATGGATGACCAGGAGTTTATATTGCAAAAACCCAGTTATTGGCGAGTTGAGACACGCCCAAAGGGACACGAATGGCACTTTGATGGCTGTAAGTTGATCGGTGGAGAGTTGGTGGACAATCATATGGGATGGTGTGAATATGGATCTACTGTCTTGTTGTCCGATCCAGATGAGTTTACAGGAGGAAGGGTATATTTTGAATTGGATGGTGAGCCCACTGAAGTAAGGGACCACTATCTCAATGGAGTGTGTTACACAGCAGGAAAATTTAATAACCCTGTAAGGCACATGGTAGAACCCCATAAAGGAAAGAGAACGGTTCTACTCATGTTCTTTGCAACCAAACCAGTGTCGAAAGACCAACTGAAAGGAAAAGAAAATGGCTGAAATCAATATAGCAGGAACAAATAATTTAGATGTACAATCTGAATCAGAGCAGATATATGTGGGTAATAACTCTCCTGCTCAAATGGAGGGAACAGAGATCCCTTCAACAGATAGTTACGATAACATTTCGATACCTGGAGAACTCTTTGGAGAGCAATCAACCCAGGGATCCAATACAGAACAGGCTGTGACCACAGAGTCAATAGAACCAGCCGAAACAACCGAAACCAATGAACCAGAACAGGAACTTTCAGAGAGTGAACAAGAGCAAACCGATACGGTTAGTGAAACCCCTGATGAATCATCAGTTGTTTATGAATCAGAAGATGGCTCAAGATACACTCAATCTGATATAGAGTCCTGGAAAAAAGATGCTGACAATCGTCACGAATGGAACAAGTCCAATACGGAGAAGGCCCAGACAGTGGCAGATCAGCGTAGGGCAGTAGAGCCTTTGGTGCAGTTGGTGGAGAAAATAAAAGAGTCGGAAGATTTCTCTGAAACGCTTGTAGAAGCGATAGAAGATGAACTCGGTAAAGAAGCAGGGCAACTGTTCAAACAGTCCCTACAGATGGATAATAAAGACCTTCCGAACCCCTATGAATCTGAATTAACAGAAGCAAGGGAAAAAGTGGCACAGATGGAAGCACAACAGGTCTTGAACCAGTCAATGGCAGATCTCAAATCAACCTATTCGTTGGATGATAAGCAAACCCAGGAGGTCCTGGACTATGCGATTCAGAAACACGAATCCGATGGGAGACTGCTTACCCTGGAAGAAGCCTATAAGGTAATGAACTTTGACAAACCAAAGGAAGAGGTCAAAGCAAAGCCAAAACCATCTGTCCCAGTGAATGTACAGAAGAATGTTGGTGTCAAGAGTGATAAGCAGGACAAGATCGCAAATTACGATGACATCGATGTTGCTTCTTTTTTTAACACATAAAATACCGAAATAAAGGAGACATAATATGTCTAACATAGTCGTAAGCGGAACAGGTTCCGCTTCATTAAGTGCCCTTATTCAGCAGTATTATATGCCTGTTTTGTATGATAACATCTTTAAGAAGTCTCATCCATTACTGGCATTGCTGAAAGCAAAGGCAAAAACATTCAACGGTAGAGACATCGTTGTTCCTGTAGAATATGCAGATGGTGGAGTAAGTGTCTGGGGTGACCAGCATGGTCTTGGCAGTGCATATACACCAGCCATTGCTGAAATTGCAAGAACTGCATCCTACCAACCCACAATGCTTACAGGTCATTTTCTTTTAACGAAGGAAGAGACCTTGCTAATGAATAGCCCACAGGCGATCAAGAACATTGTAGGTGCTAAAGTGAAAAACCTTCAGAAATCTCTGGAGAAGAAAGTTGCAGAAAATCTTTTTGCTACTTCTTTGGCAACCGATGCGTTTAATCCTCTTGGCGTTCTCTGTGATGACTCATCCACAGTTGGCGGTCTTGCACCTGGCTCATATGCTTGGTGGAAAACACCTGTCTTGGATGCTACTGATTTTGCAGACTCAACTGGTAACATTGCTGATGATTCAC